AAAGAATTGATACTGGTATTGCTTCTATCGATATTGTTGAAGATCAATACAGTTTGTCTACAGCATTTATTGAGAAACTTCTTGCTGAAGATGATACATTAGTTCTTCTTGAAGACGGAACATATATTGTTGACGAAGGCAATTCATTAGCTGGATCTGAAGTTGCTGCTGATAACCAGTTACTATCCAGTAAACTGCTAGAAGGAGACGTTATAGACTTCTCCGAAACTAACCCATTCGCTAAGGGATTCTAATTATGATGTTCGGACACGATTTCTACCACTCAGTATTACGCAAATACGTAATTATGTTTGGCAACATATTTAATGATATTCAGATTGATAGATTTGACAGTTCAGGAAATAAAATTCAGACGCTAAATGTGCCTCTAGAGTATTCGCCAAAACAAAAATCTATTCAACGTGTAACTGCTGACCCAACTTTAAATAGAGATATTGCAGCAACAATGCCTAGACTCGGCTTTGAAATGACGGGTCTAACTTATGCAGCATCAAGAAAATTAAACAGTTCTACTAAAATAGTTCGTGGTGTAGATAATGGCGGCAAAGATTTTGGCTACGTATACGCTCCAGTTCCATATGATATGAGTTTTTCTTTATATGTTTTTGTTAAAAACGCAGAAGACGGAACACAAATCATTGAACAGATTCTACCATTCTTTACTCCAGATTATACTGTAACAATTAAAGCATTGCCAGAATTAAATATTAATTTAGATATTCCTATCGAATTGACTTCCGTTACTACGGATGATTCTTATGAAGGTGACTTTGATGCTAGCAGAAGAGTATTAACTTGGCAGTTGGACTTTACTGTCAAAGGATATCTGTTCGGACCAATCAATAGACAGAAGTATATTATCAATGTAACTGTAGCTCAATTTGCAGATATAGATGCAACTCAAGCAGGACAAGCAAGCATATTGACTGGCAATACTACAGATTTCACTACTACTAGTTCGATTATTAGTTTACCTGGAGCAGTGGTTGATCCATATGTTGCGCCATGATGAAGCCGACAATAGATGACAAATTAAATAATTTTTTAAATATTTTTCCTACTACTACTAGTAGCGAGAATGTAATTGATGTCGTCGCGTCGGAACCAGTAAAAGAAAAATCTAAAGAAGAAACTAATATTGATGATGACTATGAGTATGCAAGAAATAATCTAAAGAGTTTAATTGAGAATGGTAAAGATGCGATGGAGAGTATCATATTTCTTGCAAAAGAGGGTGAATCTCCTAGAGCGTATGAAGTCGTTGGACAATTGATTAAAACTTTAGCAGATACTAACAAAGATTTATTAGAGCTAGGTAAAAAAGCAAGAGAAGCTAAAGGTAAAGACACTACACAACAATCACAAAATATTGTGACAAATAATTCACTATTTGTAGGAAGTACTGCTGAACTTCAAAAGCTGATAAAAGGAAAGTAATAATACCATGATTAAGACCTATCTAGGTAATAATAATCTGAAAGCAGCTGGAGTAGTTCTAAACTTTACAAAAGAACAAGTTGAAGAGTATCTAAAGTGTGCAGAAAATCCAATATATTTTATTGAAACTTACTGTAAGATTGTCACACTGGATCATGGCATTCAGCCGTTCAAATTGTATCCATGTCAAGTAAATAAAGTAAACATCATTCATAATAACCGCAAAGTTATTTTGATGGAAGGTCGTCAGCAAGGTAAGACAACAACCTCAGCAGCATACATTCTCTGGTACACACTATTTCAAGAAAGCAAAACAGTCGCTATTCTTGCAAACAAAGCTAATGCTGCGCGTGAAGTATTATATCGTTATCAATTGATGTATGAGAATCTTCCTATTTGGTTACAACAAGGCGTGACTACATGGAACAAGGGCGACATTGAATTAGAGAATCGTTCGAAAGTATTTACAGCAGCAACATCAGCTTCAGGTATTCGTGGTAAATCTGTTAACTTACTATACGTTGACGAAACTGCAATCATTCCTAATACAGTAGCAGATCAATTCTTTGCTTCTGTTTATCCTACAATCTCTGCTGGTGAAACTACAAAGATTTTATTGAGTTCGACTCCGCTTGGATATAATCACTTCTGGAAGTTTTGGAATGACGCACAGAACGATAGAAATGGATTCGTGCCGTTGTTTATTCCATACTGGGAGATTCCTGGTCGTGATGAAGCATGGGCTACAGAGCAAAGAAGACTTCTAGGAGAATTGAAATTCAATCAAGAAGTATTGTGTAACTTCTTAGGATCAAGTTTAACTCTAATTGCTTCTGATACTATTGCACAAATGTCAGCCGATGCGCCAATCTATTCTAAAGATGGGCTAGATATCTATGAGAAAGCAGAGAAAGATTGCGCATATATTATTATTGCAGATACTGCAAAGGGCGTGGGAGGAGACTACTCTGCGTTTCAGATTTTGAATATATCTAAGATGCCTTACGTAATGGTAGGCAAATACAAGAACAACACGATTAGCCCACTGCTATATCCTTCAGTAATCTACAAAGTTGGCAAAGATTATAATGATGCATATGTGTTGATTGAAGTTAATACGTCTGAGCAAGTAGCAGAAATTCTATACAGCGATTATGAATATGAGAATATCATTTCTGTCAATAGAACACCAAATGGACAAGTTGTAAACGGCGGCTTTGGTGGCGGTAAAACACAACTCGGAGTTATTACTGATAAGAAAGTGAAGCGCATTGGATGCTCTAACTTTAAATCTATGGTAGAAGAAAAGAAACTGATCATTCGAGATGCAGATACTATCTCAGAAATCTCTACGTTTATTCAAAGAAAGAACAGCTACTCAGCGGATGAAGGATATCATGATGATTTAGTCATGCCTCTAGTTTTATTCTCATGGCTAACTACAAATACATACTTTAAAGAATTGACTAACATAAATATTAGAAAAGAGCTATATGATGCTAGAATTAGAATGATTGAGGATGAGGTCACACCATTCGGATTTATAAATACAGGAGAAGAAGAAACCCAGTTTGTTGATTCTTCTGGACAAACATGGAACATAGATGATCGTAAATTTGAATTTTTATAAATAAACAGAGAATATGAGTGTGAATCATCGTGAATAAAAAATCTTAAATCAAGGAGAAAAAAATGACAATTAATTTAATCTCACCAGGTATCAAAGTTACCGAATTCGACCAAGTAGCATCAGTTCAAGCTACAGGAGCTACCATTGGTGGAACAGTAGGACATTTTAGATGGGGTCCAATTGAGCAGCCCACTCTAGTTACTAGTGAAACTGAATTGGCAACGTATTTTGGTGTTCCAGTTCAGCGATCAACACCTGCAATTTCAGTTGACTTCTTATCAGCAGCAAGCTATCTAGCATATTCGCCAGCGTTGTATGTTGTTAGAATAAATGCCGCAAATGCAAATAACGCTACAGCAAATGGCAGCGGCGTTTTCGTTAAAAATGATGCAGCTTATGAGCAAAATTTTGCTTCAGGAAGCGAATCTGCAAAATCATGGATTGCTAAACATGCAGGCACTTTAGGAAACTCGTTGAAAGTTTCTACATGCCCAAGCAGCGCAGCATGGCAAAGCACTTTGACAGGAACATTCACTGTTGCAGCAGGATCTACAACCGTTGTTGGAACTGGTTCTACAGCAAACACACAACTACAGGTTGGTGATATTGTTGTTTTAGGCGGTCGTTCAATCAAAGTTGCATCTACAACTAACGCAACACATTTTACATTAGCTTCTAGACACATTACAGGCGTAACATCGGCGACTTCAGTTATTCGCCGTTGGGAATACTATACTCAATTCGATAACGCACCAGGCACTTCAGCATTTGCTGCTTCAAGAAACGGTGTGAACGATGAAATGCACGTTGTTGTAGTTGACGAAGATGGTAATATCACAGGTACAAAAGATACTGTTCTAGAAAAATACTCGAAAATTTCTAAAGGCAGTGATGCTAAGACTTCTCAAGGCGCAACTAATTTCTACCAAGATGTTATCAATAGCACATCTAAGTGGATTCGTTGGGGCTTTACGGATGCATTAGGAACAAATTGGGGAACTACAGTTGAAGACAAAACATTCACAGCCGTTACTGCACCTATCAAGTACAGCTTGGCAGGTGGTGTAAATGGAACACCTACAGATGCTGACAGAATTACAGCATTCTCTAAATTTGCAAACAAAGCTAGTGCGCCAGTAAGCGTAGTGTTCACAGGAAGCGCAACAGCAGCAGTTATTGATACTGTTATTGCCGACGTAGCTGAATTCAGAAAAGATTGTGTTGTATGCTTCTCTCCACTGTTAGCTAATGTACAGACACTAGACGGTGAAGCTGCTGCTATTCAAGGATTTGCAGATACAGTAACACGTTCTACATACGCAGTTATGGACGGAAACTGGAAATATGCATACGACAAGTACAATGACATATACGTATATGTGCCATGCAATGCCGACGTTGCAGGTACAATGGCAAGAATTGACAGTGTAAAAGCTCCATGGTTCTCTCCAGCTGGATATCAAAACGGTAGAATTCTAAACGCAGTTAAACTGGCGTGGAATCCAGATCAAACAGATCGTGATGAGCTATACAGATATGGTATTAATCCAATCATTACTGAGCCAGGTCGCGGAACAATCTTGTTCGGTGACAAGACATTCACTATTGAGCCAGGATCGTTTAGCAGAATCAACGTTCGCAGATTGTTTAACGTAATCGAAAAAGAAATTTCTGCATTAGCTGAGAATCTATTGTTTGAAGCAAATAATGAAGCAACAAGAGCAAGTTTCTTGAATTCTGTTGAGCCATACTTGAGAAGTGTTCAAGGCGGAAGAGGTATAACCGACTTTAAGTTAGTTTGTGACAATTCTAACAATAGTGAAGACTCTATTAATGCTAATGAATTTACCGCTGACATCTATATCCGTCCAGTATCTTCAATCAACTTCATTCAGTTGAACTTCGTATCTGTAAGAGGCGCTTCAGCATTCACCGCACTTGGTTAATCTTTAAGAATCTAAGTAAAGGAGAATAATAATGCCAATTTCAACAATTTCAAATATTACATCTGGAATTGGTTTGGGCGCACGCCCAAATCTATTCCGAATCAGTTTCGCGGGCGGTCTAGTTGCAGACTCAGTTTCAATTCTTTCACTTCTATGTAAAGCTGGTCAAGTGCCTGCATCAACTTTAGGCATCATCGATGTTCCTATGGTTGGTGGACGTAGATACAAAATCGGCGGCGAAAGAAGTTTTGCTGACTGGACAGTAACAGTTATGAATGACGGTGCATTTTCAAACAGAACAGCTTTAGAGGAATATCAAAAGCGTTTTGTTTCGAATGACTACAATACTACATCAGTCGGCAATAGAAATCGTGAGCCACTTACTACAGTTAGTGTGGAGCATTTAGGCGCTGCTGGTGAAGTTACTAGAACATACAGATTAAATAACTGCTGGCCTTCGGACATTTCAACAATTGATTTATCATATGACACAACGGATTCTCTAGAAGAGTTTACTGTTACTTGGACATATGACTATTTCACAGTAGCATAATAGGAGGCTAATATGTCATTTTCAATTAGCGACTTTAGATCAGCCTTAGCTGGTGGCGTTCACGCAAACTTATTTCAATTTAGTTTAGGTGCACTGCCTCCAGGCGTAACACTTACAAACTTCACTACTTTATGTAAAGCTGGCGCAATTCCTGCGTTAACTTTAGGCATTATTGAAGTTCCATTCAGAGGACGCAGAGTTAAGATTCCTGGAGACAGAACTTTTGGTGAATGGACAGCAACGTTTATCAATAGTGCTGACCAATCTCTAAGAGCAAACTTTGAAGCGTGGACACAATACATTACTACTAATGATTTTACAACATCGGTAATCAGTACTAAGTCTTCTACAGACTATAAAACTGTAATCACCATTGATCAATTAAAAGATGACGGCTCGATACTAAAGAGTTATGCACTTCAAAATGCATTCCCCTCAGACGTTTCGGCAATCGATCTTTCATATGATACAGTTGATGCAATTGAAGAATTTTCTGTAACTTTCCAGTACAGTCATTTCGTATAAGCTTTTCGTAACGCATAAATACGTTACGTAATAGTTTTTATAAGGGGACTATCAACGTCCCCTTTTTTAATGGAAGAGACATAAAATGGCAATAAAGTTATTTGGATTTAAGATAGGTAAAGACGAATCTCAACAAGATCAGGTTAAATCATTCGTTCCTCCGAACGATCAAGATGATTCTACTTCAGTTGTTGGCGGCGGTATTTACGGAACTTATGTCGATCTTGAAGGTCAAGTTAGAAATGACGCAGACTTAATTAAGAAGTACCGTGAGATGGCATTGCAACCAGAATGCGACACAGCTATTGACGATATTGTTAATGAGGCTATTGTATTCGATAAAAATAACTATCCAGTACAGATTGTATTAGATAGATTAGAACAGCCTGAATCTGTTAAGAAAAAAATTAAAGATGAATACGAACACATCGTAAAACTTTTAGATTTTAACAATCAAGCTTATGATATATTTCGTAGATGGTACATTGACGGTAAACTCTACTATCATATGCTAATCGATGAAAAGAATCCTAGATTAGGCATTCAAGAAGTTCGATACATTGATCCTAGAAAGATCCGAAAGATTAAAGAAATACCAAGATCAAAAGATAACATTGCCGCAGGACAACCTCAAGCAATTAAGCCAATCGAATATTTTGTGTTTTCTGAAAAAGGATTTGTCAGAGATAACAGTCAAGGACTAAGAATCTCTCCAGATTCAATCTGCTATACACATTCAGGACTCACTGATAAAGATGGTAAAGTTATCATTTCATATCTACATAAGGCAATTAAGCCTTTGAATCAGTTGCGCATGCTTGAAGATGCTACAGTAATTTATCGCATTTCAAGAGCACCAGAACGTAGAATTTTCTATATTGACGTTGGTAATCTACCAAAGATGAAAGCAGAACAATACTTGCGCGAGATTATGCAAAAGTATAAGAATAAGTTAGTATATGATGCAAGCACTGGTGAAATTCGTGACGATAGAAGATATCAAACAATGCTTGAAGATTTCTGGCTACCTAGACGCGAGGGTGGTAAAGGAACAGAGATTACTACACTTCCTGGTGGGCAAAATCTAGGCGAGATTGAAGATGTATTGTATTTCCAAAAGAAGCTATATAAATCATTGAATGTGCCTATTTCGAGATTAGAATCTAATGATGGATTCTCGCTAGGTAGAGCTTCTGAAATTACTAGAGACGAATTAAAATTTAATAAGTTCATTCAAAGATTGCGCCTAAGATTCT